CACCCCCATTACCAAATAAACACAAAACAAAAGGTTTGACCCCCTCCCCCCCTATGTCCACCTCTGTCTTGTCCCTCATGTCAGTGTAGTTTTTAGCAGTAAATTGTGCGAAGTTGCTGTTATACAGCCCATTGAGCCCATTCTCCACTAAAAACTCCTTCTGTATCTCTAGGCTAGTATCAAAGGCTTGCTTAAACTCCGGATGATCCTGCGCCCACCCATATAATTGACTCATTGGTACACCCAGCCACCGCGCGAACTTGCTCAATGTTGGGAGACTGTTCGGCACACGCTCCAAATAAACGTCACCTTTTTTATTCTTTTTCATCTCCTTTGTGTATGGTTCTACGCTAAAGTACTCAATAATCAGCTCAGAATGGCTTTTTTCATAAATAACAGGCTCACCACTTGCCGTTAGAGGGATTAGAAACTTGTCCTGCTTGTCTACTATCCCGAAATCATTTTGCATGGATTAGATCGAAGGTATAAAACTATCGGGAGTATATTACACAATAATTTTGATGTCAATCCCAACTCCTTCCAACTTTTTCCCAACTCCTTCCAACTTTGACAAATAGAAAGAAAGTGTTTTATTAAAGAGATTGTATAATAATACTTTTTTAAAAAAAAATATGTCTTTTTTTAAAAAAAAAGTATGTCAAATTTGTGCTAACTTGTGGAAGATGTGGAAGGTCGTTTTAAAAAGGGGAAAGTATAAGCATAGTTTTACTTTTTAGAAAGCACCTTCCACAAGTTAGCACAGAAATGACATAAAATGAAAAACTTGTATCGCCAAAGCTACAACTAGCCATTTCTCAAAAACCCTAGTGATTATAAACGAAGTTAGATTCAATATCAACAGCCCCATTTTGTCAATGGTGATTATGAAATATTATTTCTTTGTCAAGTTCAAAAATTGTATACACCATCCCATTAACGCTTCTTTAACGCTTATTAGTCAAGCCCATTATTACCTTTAGTTTAAGCCATTTACTACAAAAGCCACAACAAAGCACATACTTTTTATTAATAAAGTATTGACACCATACAATAACAAGAGTATACTATAGACAATCAATCAATAATATCCCATAACAACACAAACATGAAAAAGAAAACCTGCCCACGTTGCAAAGAAAAAAAAGACCTCATCATCCTCCTTATTTTTTCCAACTTCACCACCAACATTATTTTATTTCTTTATCTATACGGACTCGTTTAATCATTATTTAATAACCTTTTAATTATTATGACAAATTACGAAAAACAAGCCACCGACTTTCTAAGGAAAACAGGTGCAACTCTCACCGCAGAGTTTAAAGCCCACGGGAAACACTTCTCATCAGACAAAGAAGAACGAGACATATATACTATAACCATCAAACGTGGTGATCGTTCAATGGTCTTTGACTTTGGGCAGAGCTTAGATGAAAGCGGTTTATTTTGGACTTATGCAGGAGGTAAGGGGAGAATGCCAAACAGAAAAAACGTACCAATCCCTACACACATTCGAAAGGACTTAATAAAAAATAATCAGAATGTCGGAAATAAATACACTAACCCCAAATTGACCAGATTCTTTCTTGATATTGGTTTACCAGAAATAACATGGGAAACAGGCAAGGCGCCGAGAGCTTATGACGTTCTGGCCTGTTTACAATGTTCAGATGTAGGAAGCTTCGAGGATTTTTGTGGATGTTTCGGTTATGACGAAGACAGCAAAACAGCAGAAGCAACTTACAAAGCCGTATTAAAAGAATATACAGAGCTTTGCACCCTGTTCAACAGTGAAGAGGTGGCAGAGATGGCAGACATTAATTAACCAATAACCCTTTTACCATCATGACAAATTTCACTACAGACATGACAGACAAAACCCTCCTGGAATTTATGGAGGAAGAAGGTATAAATGAAAATCAAATGAGCGCTTGCCGTGCTTATATTGAATCATGCGGAGTAATAAGCCTATCAAACTTTGAGGAAAATTATCAAGGACAATTCAAAGACGATGAATCTTTCGCTGAGAATATGGCCGATCAAATGGGCTTGATTGGTGGCCTGAACTGGCCTCATACTTGCATTGACTTGGAACGGGCAAGCCGAGAGCTTATGATGGATTACAATGAGCAAGACGGGCATTATTTTATAGCTTAAAAGCTATCCAGCCCCGCCCTATAGAAATTCATTTTAGTTTTAAATAAATTTTGACGGTTCTTTTGATCGGACACCAGACTTACAACCAACTCTGAGAGAACAATCATAACCAAAAACAAAGGGGGCTTTTTTTATAAGCAAAAGATATAACACTTTAATAATAAAGTCAATGGTTTTTGTTTGACAATCGGGTAAACGTTGCGTAAAATTCATGGTTGCTAATTAAATACCTCTGCGCATGAAGCATATATCTTATTTTTTCGCCCTTAAAAATCCTCATGGGACTATTTGCGTAGAGGCTTTTTTCCCATGGGGGTTTTTGCGGGTGATCTAATAATTAAAACAAAATGACAGACAGCGCAGTAGACATCGAGGGGAATATGAAGGCACCTGAAAAAGTGTGGGCTATTGCTATAAACTTATTGGAGGAAAAGGAAATGATCTATATAAAGAGGGGTCCGTATGTTTATAAAGGTGGTGTGTGGGAACAGGTGGAGGATATTGCGATTGAGGCATGGATACACTACGCCTGGATTAAAGGGTTCAGAAGCCCGCCCACGTCCCACAACATCAAGGAAATCGTTGGGTCATTAAAGATAGCGACTTTTAATCAATATGGAGACTTGCCATATGCAGAGAAACCGACAAACAAGATCAATCTAAAGAGTGGGATATTCGACATTGAAACCGGGAGTATAAAGCCGTATGAGAAAGAGGATTTTATATTTCAAAAACTACCATTTGATTATAAAGACAAGATAGAGGGCAGTAAAATGTTAAAATTCTCCAAGTTTTTGACAACCTCAATGAATTATAATTGGGACCCGAACAAGAAAGGGCCTATTGACCCTGATAAGGAATTTATAAAGAGGGTACAGTTCGTCCAGGAGTGGATCGGGTATTCTTTTTTATCCGGGAATCCTTTCGAGAAAGCTTTGATCATGATCGGGGAGGGGCAGAACGGCAAGGGGGTATTGCAACATATTTGGACATCACTTGTCGGAAGGCACAATGTATCGGCCATACCACTTGATAGACTGGAAGATAAAACAGAAATTTCCGGAGCAAAAGACAGGTTGGTTAATTTCTCTTATGATTTATCTGGAAATGTTCAGCTTGATACCGGGTGTATCAAGATTGCCTCGGAGGGTGGAACAGTTCGGGCTAGTGACAAGTTCGAACAGCCTTATGATTTTGTATTTACAGCTAAAATAGTAATAGCCTGTAATGAACTACCTTATACGAAGAATATGGGGCGAAGTATTACAAGACGATTCTTTATACTGCCATTCGAACGTGAGTTTGAGGAGCATGAGAGGGACACAACATTAAAAACATGTATCATAAATAGTGAATTAGACATGATATTTTCATGGGCTATTTGTGGGCTACGGAGGCTACTTAAACGTGGGAGTTTTGATACTCCTGCTATATGTGAACAAGCAATTTATGATTACAAGATGGAAAGCGATACTGTGGCATTGTGGATCGAAGAAGATGAGGCTATTAAGGTGGACCACTCCATCAAAACAAAATCAAGTATTGTGTATAAGGCATACAAAGACTTCTGTTACGAAAGTGGTGTCCGAACTATGGGGCGCACCAGGTTTTATAAAGCCATGCGCAAAAGAAACATGCACCACGCTAGGTCGAAAGGAGGATACTGGTTCCTAAGCGGTATTGATGTGATCAATGCTATCGGCGAGCATAAAATAAAAAAAGAGCAAACACGGGGGGAGATTCAAGATAAACCGTTTTAATTATGAAATACCTATCCAGCCTAAATCTACCGGCAAGCTGTCTTTCCACCGAAGAGGAGGAATATTTGGATGCAGAAGCGCGTCATGAGTCCTGGTGTAAAAAGAATAGAAATGGACACGGGCGCACACCCTCTAAATTTGAGGTGTTAGATGCCTTTAGAGACATTCTAAGCCAGATTGCCTGGTCTTACGTCCAAAACGGTGGGGCACACCCTAAAAGGGCCTTAGAATGGATGAATGACCTAAGGGGGAAGGGGATAGATTGGTCCCGGGCCAGAAACTACCCTATTTTGAACCTTATTCATCAATGTGGATTCGAGCCCCGGATGAATTTCATATCCTGCCCGTTCCATGGATCTGACTCTGACGCGTCCCTTAAAATTTACACGAATACAAATAGCTGGTATTGCTATGGGTGTAACAAGGGCGGGAGCCCGATTGATTTTATTAAGTACCTGACCGGATGCACTGTAAAAGAGGCGGCGGAAAGGTTGAGTTAACTTTTCTCTTGACACTATTTTAAAACTTTGCTAGTATTCCGTTGCACCTATAATATAACTAAATTAAAAATGGCTTATAAAGAAGGAACAATATTCGTACCAATCACTCTTGATAAAAAGGAAGATGAAAAGTTAAAGAAAGTTGCAGAAGAGGAAGTAAGATCAAAAACCAAGATGGCTAAATTCTTATATCTTAAAGGATTACAAAATTATGAGGATTCAAAAGGATTGTCCGATGTGCAATCATGATCTTAATATAGATGATGTTTTGATACGGAAAGCAACGAGCCCGAATGATGAAGATGTTTTCGAGGAAATGCTGGTTTGTGATAATTGTAATTACCAAGAAGAAATACCTAATGACTAGAAAAATACCAAAAGTTAATCGGCCAAATCCAAATGCGTTTGGTAAAGATCCAGTCCTATCAGTAGATAAGATTCTATTCGGAGGATGGCAACCAACACTAGACCGGATTAAGGCCGGTGTTAAGAGGTAACTTAATACCCCATAATACTAAATAATATGAAAACTATAATAATCGTAACCATAATAGCAGTATTAGGCATAGCGCTTGGTATATATGGTTTAGCTACTATAGAAACTTGTTTTGAGGATGGATACAGTATTTCAGTTTTTGGAGCAGATAGATATGCCGGTACAGATTATGATAAAGCATTAGAGATGGCTAATGGCAATCCAGTCTATGTTGTAAATAAACATATAAAATGTAACTAAAATAATTACTCAGAAAGGAGGGTTGAAGTGGCGGTTGACTTCCAACAATAAATACTGTAATATTTAGATATGAAAACTTGTACTAAATGTAAACAGGAAAAAGGCTTAGATTGCTTTAGAAACAATAAGCACTACGCAAAAGACAAAGAACACCTTTGTATAGACTGCAAAAAAAAATTAGAGGCTAATTGGAGAGAAAAGAATAGGGAAAAAATAAGAAAGAAAGATAGGGAGCATTATAGGAAAAACTCAGATAGGATAAAGAAACAGCGTAAAGCTAATTATGACCCAATAAAAGTAAGGGCAAGATGGTTGGTTAAAAAAATTGAAGCAGAGCAATGTATCTTCTGCGACAAAATTGGTCAAAAGCACCATCCTGACTATTCTCATCCATTGGATATAGTATTCTTATGTCCTAGCCATCACAAGCAAGTGCATGATGGAACAATTGAGATTTAATCCTTGCCTTCAATCTTCCTTCCTGAATAATAACCAAACAATATGGAATCATTCACCGCTTATTTTTTAATTAAAAACATTATGAAGAGCAAAATGAAAAAATGTAAATACTGTGAGGACTTGGAATCAATGGATTCAGAATGTCCTGATGAACCACATCAAGGGTCAGTAATATTCTGTGATGAATGTGAAGCAGATTATTATGTTAATTATGGAACTGGCGAAATAAATACCTGTAATGAACAGGCAGGATTTAATCACCCTGAACTCAAGAAATTATGAAACAGTCAAACAAGCAAATGACTAAATTTAGCTTAACTGCATCAGTTACAATATCAATTTCAACTACAGTTGAAGCAGAGACGCTTGAAGAAGCTATCGAAAAGTCAAAGGATAGAGAAATCGAATCTTATAATCATAATTATCTTCAACATGAGGATGTGTGGGTATCAGATGTATATGATGGAGAACCAATGGAGATCGTAGAAAATAAATAACCCCAACCTATGACTGTAACAAAAATAACACCCATTAGACTGCCTCTATACATAAAAGAGGCTATCCATAAGGCAAGAGGTAAAAAAACCCTCACAGCATGGGTTATTGAGGCAATACGAGCTAAACTAAAGTAATTGGGTACAAAGCTTATTTTTTAATTAAAAACATTATGAAGGATAAAATTACAGCTAGCGAAGCTTTATTCGCATTTATAGCTTGGTTAACAGCTAGGCAAGAAAAGATAACTATGTCCGCGTCAAATGATGCAGCCGAACCATTGGAACTTGTCACTAGTTTTTGCTTGGAAAATAACCTAGAAGCACCTCGTGAAAATTACACAGATTTTTATAAATTACCTAAAAGCCCTGATAAGATCATTGGGGAGAATGGGTAAATATAAAGATACAACTTTTAGATACTGTAGAACTTGTTTTATTCTTTATAAGAATTAGAAGCTATGAAAAGATTATTATGTTTAATAGGAATACATGATTGGGAATGGCTAGAAAAATCAAACGAGCCAGCCTGCTATGGAGGAACACTAAGTTGGAAGAAATGTAGGACATGTGGTAAGGAAACAGAGGGGATGTGCTCGCATGCCATTGGACCCATAAAATTTACGATGAAGGATAATGTTAAAATTTAATAAAAACCTATGAAGACATTTTTTTCACTATCAGATTACTTAGATGAATTTGGAGAGGAATTTACAGACGAAGAAAAGAACATAATGGCTTCTGCTCTCATGCTAAACAACCATGCTAAGGCACTAGAAGAAGCAAACAAAAGGATTAAGGAGCTAGAGAAAAGGCTAAATCTAACTGAGAAGGATTTGTACACATCTATCTGTGATCAGCTAGATGAGCTTGAAAAGAAATTGGAGTTTGTGATGTCGAAAGGAGCAATAGCGAAAGGGGGACTTGTCGTTGATGGAAAACAAATTCATGAAACCGAAGACTCTGTAGGGTGGCTTTATGATGTAATTAATAAAAATGCCTAAAGAACTAACTTTAACCTGTAGGTGTGGAAGCTTTGATCATCAATGGAGACTTAGCAAATGGGAAGAGGATGATTACGTCCTAGAGTGCATAAGCCCGTTCAATAACGGAATATGGCACAGGATTAAAAAAGCTCTAAGATATATCCGTAAAGGAGGAGACCTGTACCACTTTGATATGTGCCTGAACAAGAAAGATGTTCATAAGATGAAAAAAGTAATTGATAAAATGTTATGCTTAAAAATATGAATAACGGAGACAAATTAACGGCTGTAATAGAACACGCAGAGAAGAATGGATTTAAGAAATGGTGGGTTCCTGAAAATTTAACCGCATCTATGTCCTTTTCTGAAAGAATTGGGTTTAGCATGACATCCAAAGCCTTTGGCGTAATGGTTACAGTGGATAGAGACACGCAGGTAATTCCACATCAGTATATACTTTTATCACATGAATTTGCTAAGAAATATTGGGGAGAATCTACGAACACTCACGAGGTAGGCTTTGATCATGCTACTTGTGAGATAATAAAAATAGAACAAACTAATTGGCAATACCACCTACAACAAGCCGTAATCAGTAAAGACCCATTAGACTATTACTACAAATGCTTAAAATAACCACTTAAATCATGACTAAAGAACTAAACTTAATATAATTTTTTAACCCAAAATTCCCATGAATGATGTAACCATACATAGAGTCGATTCCCCGTACGGAGGAGATCGATTTTACCGGGGTTTCAGCCCCGAAGGAGTAGAGGTATTCTGCTTCCCATCCGTAACCACAATTCTTGATGGCGCCGTGCCAAAGGACCAATATCTTATTCGATGGATCCGCGAGCAAGGTATCGGAGGCCAGGCCATCTTCGAGCAAGCCGGAAAACAGGGCACAGAGGTCCATGTAGCCATTGAAACACTCCTCGAGGGTGGTAATGTGCCTGTGGACGATAACATGCCTTATAAGGTAAAGAAATGCCTTCAGGCCTTTATTGATTGGCACAATGAGTACAAACCGGAAACACTGGAAACCGAGCAGATTGTATTTAACATGAATGACATGTATGCCGGGGGTTGTGACTACGTTTGCAAGATCGGGGGTGAGGTTTACGTTATTGACTGGAAAACTTCTACCAGCATTGTGGATAAGCATCTTTATCAGGTCGCGGCCTACCGTAAGGCACTGGAAGCTAAGTACCCGGGTGCAAAGACCGCCATTGTACACTTAGGAAATAAGACAAAGAAGAAGTATTCAATGAAAGAATTTGATTGGGAGCCAGAGTATGAGAAGTTTGCAATGTTTAATAATGTTTGGCGCCAGCTTAATCCGGGGGCAAAGCCAAAAGAGAATAATTTTCCGGATGTGTTCGAGCTACAAACCTCTAACGAGGATTAAGCAATTTTATTTTATAACTCCAATATTATGTCTAAAGGTTTCTTTCAAAACCATGACTCTAAGGAGTACACAAGCGATGGAAAATTCTTTCGCTTTGAACCTGGTGAAAACCTCGTTCGTATTTTATCAACACCCATCCACATGATGACCGTGTTTATGGGTAAAGGGATCGCCCCACAGGTTGTAAAATCTGTATCGGAAGTCCCAAACGGTAAAGATGGTACACACCGCTTTATGTGTTACGTTTATAACCATAAAGAGGAAAAGATCCAAATTGCCGAGTTCCCGGTTAGCGTTGTTAACGCTCTGTCCGACCTTGCAAAAGGAAAGACTTACGGTTTTAAAGGTGAACTTCCACCATACGACATCCTTATCATGAAGAAGGGTGAAGGAATGGAAACTCGTTACACGGTTGCTGCCGGACGTAACGAAGAAGAAATGCCCAAAGAGGTTCTTGATGAACTTGCCTCTCTGCCTACTTGCGAGGAGATTAAAGATAAAAAGTATAAGGAACAAAATCCTGGCGCTGAAAACAATCCGAATGCCACTAAGGAGGAAAAAGAAGATAAAGCGGCAAAGGACGCTGAAGATGTTTTCAATGATCCTAAAAAGCCTACCGAAAAAGAGATTAAGAATATGTAATTCTCCCCCCGCTTATTGCGGGGCCGGGGATACCGGTGAGGCTTTCCTCGCCGTTCCCGGTTCCTTAATAAAATGTTATGAAAAATTTCAGAAAAATCTTAAAGAATATAAATTCACCAAGTCGAAGAAAGTCAATAACGCGGTTCAAACGTATCCGGGATAATGATGTAATGGGAAGTTCATGGGCAAACCAGTCATCAAAAAAACTACTTGTCATCGTTGGTAAAGTAAAACCTAAAATTAAACAAAATGCTCGAAAAACAATTTCAAATACAGTTTAAGCGCAGTGTAAGTATGTACTGTTCTGATAACGGTATAGATTTGTACGCTTACCATAAATATCCGGATACTGGTATCTGGCAAACTCCGTATGATTGCCATGTAAGATTGCCCGGGAGATTTCTTGCTTTCGAGCTCAAGGTTAACCGGCTTAAAACAAAGTTCAATTTCAAGGAAATGTTTAAAAATCGTTACCATGAAATACAAAACTTAAAAAGAGACAAGGCTATGGGGGATGAAGCATGGGTCGTGATAGCGTGGAAGGTGTGTGGGACCTGGAAGATATTCGCGGTAACCCCGGGCCAGGCGGATCATTATTACCGGAATGGATCAATAGATGCTGAGGACATGACCTGCATAGAGCTTAACCGGAAACGAAACGATTTTACAAATGAACTCTTATTCGATTTAACCCCTCTTATGAATGGATTTCAAAAAAAGGAAGATAATCCAGATTCATAAAGAGATCCGGGAGAAAAAACAGAGGATAAAAAAGGAGTGGGTAGAAACAGGAGCGTGTGAAAATATAACAAAAATTTTACATGAAAAACGTAAACCATCAATCTCTCCGGACGAATTGCCATTTTAATAACCTCCTACTAAAACTCTCCCTCTTAATAACCGACACCCTCCCCTCTCCTAAATTCATACGGGATAGGGCGATAAGTAGGGTGTGGAGGAGGATAATCAAACTTACTTCTTAAATTTAATTTTTAATTTTACTTACTATGTCCAATACAAACTGTACAAATGTTGATAGCTGTTATAGCTGTGATAGCTGTGATAGCTGTTATAGCTGTCGTAGCTGTTATAGCTGTAGTAGCTGTGATAGCTGTCGTAGCTGTCGTAGCTGTCGTAGCTGTAGTAGCTGTGATAGCTGTCGTAGCTGTCGTAGCTGTCGTAGCTGTGAATGCGTTAACTTTGCATTATTCTGCCATAAAATAGAATGTAAAAAAGATTACCTATTCAACAAGCAAGTAACTCACGAAAGATACATCGAAGTTCGAAATAAATACTTAGAATTATGCGGAGATTGGGAGCCAAGGCGAGCCAATGGAAATGAACTCTACAAAGAAGCTGGATGTAATTGGCAAGAAGTAGACATGAATAAATTTACAGCAATTGGCGAAGTCATTAATTACTTGAAGGGATTAGAAGAATTTAACGAAAAAATATTCAAAGAAATAACAGGGGTTGACGCGAGCAAAAAAGAAGAAGAATTAACTATTGAAGAAGTATGTAAGGAACTTGGAAGAACCATAAAAATAAAAAAATCCTAACAACCCCACCCTTAACGGCTAACGAGGGCGACTTCGGTCGCTCGTTGCCCTCCCCTCTCCTAAATTCATACGGGATAGGGCGATAAGTAGGGTGTGGAGGAGGATAATCAAACTTACTTCTTAATTAAAGATATGAACTACACAATTTATCTAATTTTATGGGGGATACTTGGAGGATTTATAGCATATTGCGGAATAAGTATTAGGACGTGGAAATTTTATGTAATTATAGTGATTACATGGGGGATAGTAATTTCTTATTCAACGTTATAACATCACAGCCTTGACGGTAATCCTACACATTTCAATCAAAAACCTACGCAAACCTAGGCAAAGCTTAATTACTAACAAATGAGATTATGATATCAATAGAACAACCAACCTGTAGAAAATGTGGAAAAGAATGTGAGGCACTTGGTGACGATTTATGTTTACGATGCCAATCTCCAAAGCCCTGTAAGATTTGTGGTAGAAAAACAAAGAATAATCTAAGCATAAGAGCCGAAAGGAAATTTGTTTGCACTGAATGTGTATTTTTAATACAAAATAGCACCCCTACACCCTAACTTAAAAGATATTATGTCTAAACAAGAACTATCACAGTGCTGTAATGCTCCTGGTAAATACGTAGGAATGGGTGACTTTGGAGAAGATGATGTGTGTACAGTGAGTAAAGCATGCTCTAAATGCGGAAGGTCATTCATACCAAAGTATATTTGTCATAAGTGCGGAATATATATAGGAACTGGAAAGCCCAAGGGGCTAATGGATAGGATAGAAAAGCGTGGGTATTGCGGATTGTGTGAGAAAGTAGGACTAGTTGTTCCCCCATCATTTTATAATATTAAATAATTATGAAAGAATACCAAAAATTATTAGAGCAATTCCCAAAGGGAAAAGACACCATAGGACATGTGTTGGAGAAGATAAAAATGGGTGAGGAAGATAAAGGGATAAGCTATACACCTAAAATTTGGATGGGGGAGGATATTGAAAAAACTGTTGGTATTTGGAAACCTCTAGGCTTCACCAAATCCCTCCAAGAGATACTCGAGAAGGAGCTGGAGGAGGTAGAAACAACAATAACACCGAAAAATCCTAAAGAAATGTGGGATGGTAGAAAAAAATATGTATCAAAACAACTCAAACCAGAAGCCAAAGAACTATTCGACTTCCTTGAAAAGATTATTATTTAACTTTGTTCATTGAAATGGGATAAGGGCTAGTGCATGGGGTGACTATACGATTGTAAAGGCGGATTCATGCCCAGTAGCTAAACTATCGTCAATTCCCCACCTTATCCCATTCTAGTGAATAACTTAAAAACTATGTCTAAACCATTATCAAATTGCTGTAACGCTCCAATGCAAACAGAAGGTGAAACCACTAAATTCTTGTATTGCTCAAAATGCTCACAACCATGTGATCCAAAAAAGCCACCCTATGATAGGGCAGGTCTTGAGAATTACGGGAAGGTTATCAAAGTAACTCCTAAATTAAGGAGGCAGGCAGAAAAGGTATCCAAAATATTTGATGAGGAGCGTCTACAAAGAGTCGTAAAGGCTTCTAATCGGGATCAGAAGGCGGTGATGGATAATGCTGAGATAATGAAAGAGCTAGTTGAGAATCAAATGGAAATCGACAAAGCCTTTGATGAGGGTAAAAAATCCAAGTCAATGCAAATAGACGAATGGATGAATTAAGGAAAAAGATGGCTAATTATATTCGTGATTATTTAATTAATATTCAATGAAAGACCTACTAAAAATCTGTCAGCTTTACGGGGTCAAGATACAGCACCAAAAACAGCTTGAAGGATTAATACACCATGAAATCGACAAAGCCTTTGAGGGGGGACAGAAGTCACAAAACAGAGGAATTAGCAACTGGATTAACGAGGGCAACAGGAATAAGTACGGTGAGTCGGTAGATATTTGTGATTGTTGCATGAAGATTGGAACTGGGTTTATGCTAGGAACTTGTGAGGATTGTCTTTGATTCCTAAATCCGATTTGGAAGTACGGCTATGAGCTGACGAGTGATTAGCCAGTAGGCATTAGTATTACCTCTTCCAAGTCGGCTTGAGAAATTAATCCAAAATAAGATGAAGAAACTACCCGAAGTAATAAAAACAGCCGAAAAGGTCACGCTCTATTTCATTTGTGGTGAATTCTGGCCAAAAGAAGTAAGCAAAAAACACAAGGATCAATTGGCAGAAGCATTCAGTTCAAAACGTGGAAGATTTGAATGGGAACAGGATTCCATTGTAAGAAAACTTATTGAGCTTGGATATTAAATAACCACAAACATGAAATCTCGGGGTGGGAAAACACCACCTCGGGGAAATAGGCTCTACAAAGCCACATAACAACTACTATAAAATATAATTTATAATCATGAAGAAACTTTTAATTTTAATCAAAGGAGTAATCCGACTTCCATTATTTATTTTACAATGGATTGTGTTTGTTCCGATTGCTGGTATATTTGTCACTCTTTCAATCTTGGAAGGACTTGGAAGTAAAAAAGAATTTTATCAAACAAGTTTTTTTAGATTAAGCACGAAGATTCAAGAGAGAATATTTTTTAAATAACCGTATGAATTGTAAAACCTGCGGAAAAGGAATAAGTCATTATTGGATTACAAAAAAGCCATATTGCAATAAAGCGTGTGAGAAGAAAAGTATGTATAATGGTTTACCAAAAGAAATGAAAGACTTATTTGGAAATTTATCAACTAAAAAATAACAACCTTACTAAGGTAAAATAGATATGAAAACAATATTCGACAACATCAAAGGCAGGAAGTGGGATTGGTTTGGATTAAAGAAGTCTAATCCATTTTTTCAATTTAACCTTATTGATGCAGTTGAAGAAAATTGCAGTCAAATACAGATATTTTTTACAGATGAGGATTATAATTTATTTTCACTCGCAGACCTCCTAGCAAATAAGAGTTGGTGCAAGGCGGTGTGGGGGGATAGTATAGATTGTGTCTGTACTGGTTATTCACACGATTGTAAGTGTAATCCACAATGGATTAACTGTTCTCAATATGCCTTTGCAGGGTTGCAAATATCTGGTGAAGAATCATGCCTTAAATACATAAAAGAAACAATGAATGCCTGAAAAACTCTACACAACACTTAACCCCCACGAGCAACCGAAGGAACTCGGAATAGAGTTTGTATTATTATGGCGCGGGAAACTTCAATGCTTCAAGCTGGGATCGATAAGGAGCGATAGATTGGATTTTGTAGACAGGGGGGCGGGGAAGCTTATAGCCCTCATAAGCAGACACATGACAGATTACGGGGAAAGGGTGCGGGTGCATAAAGTGATTGAGCCTAATTCTTAATTAAAATATTATGTCTAAACTATCAAATCTCGAAAAAATCAAAGCGGCTTGGGCTATGCGATATAGTGCAAAGCTCAGTACAAGTAATTTTGTGGTAGTAAGCGTTGGGGATAGCACAATCGCAGTTAGAAACATGCGTTCAGTAAAGTACTTCACCTCCAAGCAAACTGAATCAATGAAAATCACAGGCTACCTCTACGCAGGGGAGTTAGCTGGGAATGATCCAATACCGGAGGGGCAGAAGTTTAGGGTGAAGGAAACTGGGGAGATAATGATATTTAAAAGAAAATGGAAACGAGCCATAGATTTAATTGATGAAACTGATGCAGATTGGAATTATGGATATGAAGAGATAGAGCCGATTTTTGAATGAAGATAGTAATATGCAAAAAATACATAAATGGACAAAATAACATTCACACGAACGGTTCCATTTATAGTTCAGGGGAGAAGGAAGGAATTTACTTAATTATTTATTTTTTAATTTTATTAATATTATGTTTGGACTATTCAAAAAGAAAACCACAGGTGGCATAGGGCATGAGGTAGGTGCAAAAGTTGCCAATTTATCTGGTCGCCTAAGTGCAAACAGGATAAACGAACTGGAGGAAAAATTTGATGCGCTGTGCGATCATCTCAAAGTTAGAATTCATTCTAATCGTGGTTACAGGGTGGTAGAAAGGAAGGCACCTGATGGAGCCTCAGATACATGTCAAAAAACATGTGAATAAAAGGCAAACCCAAACATGAAGAAAGACCATGTTTGGAATTTATTTTTTATTTCTTAATTCATAATTTTATGAAGAAGTTACTTACCGTCGCAATCGCGGCAATCATTTTGGCAGGGTGCGCACCATCTTGTTATGATATAGCAAAAGAACAATGTGGATCAGATGGAGTTGAAAGTGCAAATGGACCAAGTAAAAGCTGTAATATTATTTGTGCCAAATCAAGCGAGGTCGAACGCGGGAGTTATCTTGATGATGAAAGCAACCGGGCAACGTGTTACGGTGGAAATGTTATGTTTGAAACGTTTGAATGTAGTGATGTTCAAGAATGGGGAACCTCATGTAAAGAATATACTCCAGTAGCAATAGAATCAGAGGGGATCGTAGCGCACTTCACTTGTGCTCAATGGACGGAAATGTTAAAACAGTATCAAGTAAACTAATTTTATTTTTTAATTCATTTAATAATGAATAACTCAAAGTATCCGCTAATTATAGCGATCATAGCTCTTTTAATTGCTTCCGTTGGAGCATACAGGGCTTTCAAAGTTGATCCGGTTCGGATTGGCGCAAAACAAATCTGCGATGCTTACGTGCAAGGTAGTCAGTACGGAGCGCAGGCGCAGGGGGAACTTATTAATCAAGAACTTAAAAAACAGATTGATAGCGGGGAGATTATTTTGAAGGAAGATCAAGCCAAAAAGGCTGAATCAAAAGAATAATTGACTTTAGCAAGAAAGTATGATAGCTTATTTTCGGTTTATAATTAATTATTTTTATTATGCCTAATAAGAAAACAGTTAAAGAAGAGCCTAAAGAAGAAGTGAAAGAAGAAGTGAAAGAGGAAGTGAAAGAAGAAGTGAAAGAAGAAGTGAAAGAGGAAGTGAAAAAGAAATCAAAGAAGGTCGAAAAAAAGCCTAAAAAAGAAACATTTATTTTAACAGAAGGCAGATTTAAAGATGAGGAATTTATTAAGGAAAGAGAGCTGAATCCATTCTGCGTTAAAGAAGATGTTAAAGAAGAGGTTGCTACAGCCTTTCACAACATGAAAAAATATGAGTGCTACGTTGCACATGATGGCCCTTTCTATTATGGTACCTGTAAAGGTCACCCGTATATCGCTCGCGCAGGTGGGCTTAAATAAATAGTAATTATGCTTGAAGAAAAATCATATACATTCAAAGAGCTACAGGCTCTTTGGGGTGAATGGGAAAATACATTAACCACCCATTCTCAAAGAAAGGTTGCAGAAATTAAAGTTTCGAATACGGATATCCGTAGGCAGCATGGTATTGGGTGGATTTATTATACCGTACATTTTTTAGAGTTTATTTCAATTAAAGAAGCGCAAAATGAAAAATTACAAAAAACCTACTCAGGAGCCGTTAAAGATGGAGCCAATACAACCGAAGGTGGAGCAGGGGGAAACACAGCCGGAGAAGATCCAGGAGACGCCGGAAGAAAATCCCCAGACAAAAAAGGAGGAACCAAAAAAGCAGACAGTCCTAAATGAATGGGGCCATGAGGAGGAAGTAGAACCGGACAAGGTTGATCCTTCACTTGAATACGAACCAGTAAAAAAAAAGTAACCCATTAAGATATGAAAAAATTATTTAATTCTTTTATCGCCCTAGAGAAAATAGAGGACGATGAGGAGGGAATCTTTATTCCAGCGAGCGTACAAGAGCGTAAGCCCAAGGTGGGAACTGTTGTAGCTTTTGATGGAGATAACATTAAGGATATATCAATAGGAGACAAGATTGTCTTTATTGAATATGCAATTCACCCCGTCGAATTAAACGACAAGGAAATTTTATTTATTAAGCATGAGGACATAATCTGTTCTCTTTAATTATGACACCTATAAAACCAAGGGACATTCTATTCAAGGACGAAATGCGCGCAAAGTTAAGTGAGGGCGCTAAAAAAATATATGACGTTGTAAGAATAACAATGGGGGCCAAAGGCCGTAATGTTATCTTTGACCAGGAGAACGATGATCCTTTCATTTTAAATGATGGAGTTCGTTGTGCCAGGGAGGTCCTTCTGGCCGATAAATGGGAAAGGCTTTCAGCATCCCTTATTCGACAGGCATCCGAGAAAACAAATAGAAACGCCGGGGATGGTACGTCCCTTACAATTGTTCTTGCTTACGCAATTCTGATCGAAGGACTAAAAAATATTAAAGAAGGTTTCAATCCAATGGTTCTTAAAAACGAAATCCAAGAAGCTGCGAAAGAGGTAGTAAAACTAATTAATGAGGTAGCTGTACCGGTTAAAGAAGCTGATCAGATCAGAGATATTGCTACGGTATCCAGCCAGTCAGAAGAAATTGGTGAGTCTATCAGTGAGATTGTGAAAAAAGTTGGTAGAGATATGCCAATAACAGTTGAACGCGGTGGGCCTCCGGGGATCAGTAATAAGATTATTGATGGTATGCAGTTCGAGAAGGGGTACATCAGCCCGGGGTTTATTACGGACCCCACTAAAATGAGGTTCGACAGACAGGAATGCCTTATAGCGATCATTGATAAGCGCCTTTCCACAAAAGAAGATGTAATTCCCATTCTTCGCCCGCTAATAAACCAAGCTAAGAACGGAGCTATCGAGTTCATAAACCTTGTGATTGTAGCCACCGACCTTGAATCAGAAGCATTTGCTATTCTGGCACAGAATCACATTAAAGGATTACTTGAAATTCAGAACCTTAAAATCCCTATTTCTATTTGTTGTGTTAACCCGATGCACTACGGCCAATTAAAGATTGACTTCATGCAGGACCTGGCACTTACTACTGGGGCCTCTTGCTACAGTGAGGAGGACGCACTAAACCTAAAAAACTTCAAATACGAAGATTTCGGATCTGCTGATCGCGTTCTGGTTGATATGTTCAACACGACTATCATCGGAGGCAATGGAAACAAGGAGAAGGTTGAGAAAAGAATTCAAGAAGTAGCTGCCTTAAGGGAGCAGGCAGAGGATGAAAACTCGGAAGATATTTTTGACCGGAGAATCTCCATGTTAAAAGGTGGAGTTGGTATGTTATTAGTTTCAGCGAAAACTAAGAATGAGGATGATGAATTAATGCTCAGAGTAGAGGATGCAGTATTAGCTACAAAATCAGCGATCTCAGAGGGTGTAGTAACTGGCGGGGGTAAGACGCTCTATAATATCTCAAAGTCTCCCATAGGGGCAAAAAACACCACTGGCGTTAAAGTTATTGCCGATGCCCTTGAGTATCCAATTAAACAGATCATTGAAAATGCAGGAGGAACTGTTGAAGAGGAAATGTCAACAATAGTTATGGCCGGTTTGGATGATGGGTACAACGTGCTGAATGGAGAAATTGAAAACTTAAAAGAAAAGGGTATTATAGACCCAGCTAAGGTATTAAGAGAGGCGATTGAAAATGCTTCAAGTATTGCTTCAATGTTATTAACCACTGAATGCGCCCTAACTTATGCAGAATGATAATATAAATAGACAAAAGTTAAAATTCCTTAATGCTCTTCAGAATGATGAAATGATCATTAGGAATCTACCACTCCAAACCTATCGTCTGCATGGTGATCAGTTTAATAATTGCAGAGAATATATACCGACAGCCTTTGTCTACTTTGATAAGGGCTGGATCCCGGTAGAGATAAAGGCAAGTAAAAGGATATCACCTAGAAATGAATATCTCGATCTAAAAAGGAACCAGGTTCTCAAGATGAATCAGATTGAGGGTGCGTTCCTTTTTAGCAGTGAGAAATTCTTTACGCTCATCACGGCAAAGTCCGTTTTAGATAATGGTGAGGAGCTTCATTCAGATATTTTTGACAAACCTTGCCTGAGAATAACTAAAGAGTTTTTGAAATGGAATAACTATCCAATGCCTTTGCGATTTTCTTAATCAGCCAATTAAAGACGTACAATTCTTATTGGTCATTTTTTTCAGCTTGTCATATTTTCTGAACACAGCGTACCCGCGAACGTAAAGATAGGTCCCTCCGTATCCCACTGTTTTCCATAGCATTTTTCCATCCCATGTATCCATCGTGGCCCATCCTAATACTGAACGCCCCATGCAGTAGATCCAATGCCTTTGCCCCTCCCTTGTTAAAACCTCGAGTAACACAAAATGCTCAGGAGATTTACAGTACCCCTGGACCCTGCGTTTATCGTAATTGGTATAAGAATAATCTCTGAGAATCATTTCCATTCCATATTGCCTGAATACTTCATTCGCAGGTTGCCATATTATCTCATTATCTCCATTTAAACAGCTCTTCAGTGCGTCTGCTAACTCACTTGGCCTCAGGTAAGGTGCACGCGTTACATGGTACGGAAAGAACTTTGAGTGGCCAATACATATCCCGGTAACTAAACACCCCTCTCTCCCAAGTGTAGTAGTACCCAACTTATGTTTCTTCCACATGGCATCATTTTGTGATAAGCGTATAGGCATAATAAAGGAATTAAAAAATAAGGTATTAGAAACTAAAATCAAACTCATTTCCAAAATCTATTTCAAAATCTATTTCAAAATCATCACCAAAATCTATGTCGAAATCGTCCCCGAAATCCATATCAAAATCTTTAGCGCTATTTATGATCCGTTCTTCTTTTGTATCATTTTCACCGGAGTAAATATAGCGAAGCATTGATGGGGTTAAAGTTCTTTTTAGTTTACCGACACCCTTTAATGATCCTTCGTCACCATATTTTGAATCATCTTTATATTTTTCTATTCTTACAAGCATGGCGAAGCTATCACCAATGTCCCGTAAGAATACCCCAAGCCTTGCAGGTGTTAACCAGAAATTAGGATTTAATGCAGACAATGAAGAAGCAGATTCCCTGGCTATCTTTTGTTTAATTTTACCAACGAATGACTTATCCTCTTCATCAGCAGTGAAGTACATATACATCATTAATGCAAGTGCACCAGTGGTTACAGTTGATCTAAATGTTTTTTTAAACTCATCAGACTCAAAAGCCTTCTTAGTATTACCATCTTTCCGTATTTGTATTGCCATCTTTTTAAGGTTGTAAGCAGTCCTTAATAGTGTGGGTATAGCCCATGTTTTATATTTAAGTGCTACAGCAGCTTCAGGAGAAGTGGAAGCTATAGACTCAGCGCCGGATACAACACGATAATTACCCATAGCAGTTCTTATCTCGCCAATTCTAGCGTCACTTATCTCGCCTGTTTTAAATTCTTGTTCAGTTAAAGACCCTAGTAAGTATGTTTTATTCGCCCGGACCTGTGCATCCCTAAATAATATAAACATTGTTTCGAGAAATTTATCACCAAGGCTATTGCCAGCATCAACAATATCAACCCATGGATTTTCACCAATAAAATTCTCATACTTTTTGGCAATCTCTTTACCTCTTGCAGAATTTTGGCGCTCAATACCTTTGGTAAACTTTTTAGAACCAAGGTCATTCCAGTTCATCATTGTTTCACCTACATTAGAGGCAACCCCAACGGGGATGCTTAAACCAAGATCAAGTATAGTCACGGCCATGTTCCCCATTTGAATAAGAATATCAGCCTTACTATTCCTTTTAATAAAATATTGCTTTCTGATACCCTTCTTTGTATTAAGCCACTCAGTAACAAAGCGATCAAATTCTTTACCAACATCTGATTGATCTTCTTTAAAGGCATAGGATACAGCCTTCATCTTAGGCACTATAGCGTCAATAGCTTTTTTCTTCTCAAATGCAGAGGTATAAGCATTGAACGCCTTAGCAACATTCTTAGTTGGTTTTAATTTACCACTCCTCCTTTGAGCGAATTTAAAGAATTTTTCAAAACTTATATTCTGATCCGTTTCACCAATAGAGTTAAAGTCAACAAAGACATCACGTTCCCTGCTAAATATCTCTTTTATAGCTTGAACGAATCCATCCTCTTTCCATGCTTCAAATACATCACGCATTAAATGAGTAATATAATTCTCCCTATAATTATTGAGCATGTTATTCTCAATAAGATAGTCACGCATTTTAATGTACTCATTCATAATATACTCTCCATAAGCGAGCTCTTCTTTTGTCATATTCTTAGCCAATTCAATTTTCTTGTCTGGAGTAGCTTCAAGCCATTGGAATACTTCATTATCTTGAACAGCAATTTGGAATCCTTTATCGCGACTTTTTCGTGCTGCCTTTGCAAGCTCATTAACTTCATGCTTCTTCTTTAGATAGATAGCGGTAGAACTCATGTATAATTTATTCCAATCCTCTACAAGCCATTTATGTATTTTACTTTTCTTTGCTATAAGGGCATCTGGCAAATAATCATTAATACTCAGCATATCCATATCTTTTAGATCTTCCTCTGTTACCCCTTTTAATTGTAGCAATTTTTCCCTTATCTGACGTACAGTGTATGCACCTTTAAATTCAGTACGATCAATAGTTTCAAGCATACGTTTTGTAAGAAATACATCACCCTGCTTAAAGAAGTCTAGTGTTTCACTGAGCTCAGTAAGCTGCTCAATATTCATCTTATTAATAGGGGGAAGTTTCAAGGCGCTTCTGAGGTTGTCCACTTTCTTAAATTCCATTCCAGATATATAAGCCTTCAATTCGGATCTATTTAAAAGAAGTTCTTTCTTGCCGGAAGCCTGCGTCATAACATCACCGAGATACTTCTCAAACTCAGGTTCGCTCATAAGTTGAAAATCCTTTGACGCTACTTTATCAAATTCTTTTCCTGGCAATCTAAAATAATTTTTAATATGCCTTAGTCTTGAGCGCCTAACCCTGATCTGACTTTTAACAGCGTCTCTGTCGACTCTAAACTGATCTTCCTTATTCAGCCGTATTGGTTTTGATATTTCTTTATAAGAAGGTAATTCCATAATATCAGCAAACGCATCTACATCACTCATTCCTGGGTCTATCTTGTCTCTGTATTGCTCAAGAGCACTATCAACTTGGCTTCCCCAAATAGGATCCTTACGCATTGTTTCAAAGTCACTTGCTTCAAACTTATTTGTGTTCTTAGCCCTACGGATCTTATCGAATAACTGTAATTCTTTTTTATCGAAAGGTTCTACAACATCCTTTAGTGCCTGTTGCTCTATTTGTCTTTCGCTTACCTCAATTAAAAGTTGATGCGGAGTTTTCTTTTTAACGATTTCCTTTTTTGGAAAAATAAATTCCTGACCTTCCTTATTCGCTACCCCCAAAACCTTATCTGTATTTTTGTCTTTGATTAATTTCATATCAGTCAAAGATTCAAACTTCATGTCCGGAGCCTTCTTTTTATACCTATTGAACTGGTCTTTTGTTTGAGGCGTCTCCTGTACAGTCTCGGTTAATTGCTTACTGATAACATTTTTAGCATCCTTTATTGTATTTTCTATACTCTTCTTCTTACCAAACTCAGGGAAAGGCGTTACAGACCCCCTCTTATCATCTTTAACCTGTTTTAGAGCACTTGATACCTCTGGGGAAGTTGCGAAGCTTGTAGCCCCTCCTACAACAGCACCAGTCAATGCTCCGGCCTCAAAGCTTTCTAAAACATTATCGAATAGTTTTCTATCCTTATCGAATTCAGAAAATACTACATTGGAAACAATCTCCTGTGCAGCTTCAGTTGTCCCCTCTGTAATACCCTGCTTAACAAACTCAGAAGCAACTCTTTTTACGATATTCTTTTTTATAGTCTTTCCAGCAGGAGACTTACCAAGTAGTCTGCCAATAGGTGTAAATTCTAAAGCACCATTAATAAATCCGATCTTATCAGAAACAGATTGTGCGTCCTCCTCAGTTAATCCTAGTTTTTGTGCTTCCTGGTATGCTGCCCCACCTTCTACACCAGCGGAAGAAACACCAGCAGTTGCTAAACCAGCAATAGGACCACCTGCAATAGTAGCAAGAACACTAGCGCCAAAAGTCATAGCCATGCTTGTAAGCCCCTCAGTAACAGTTCTTGTATAATAACGTGGATCACCATACTTACCAAGATCTTCAGGCTTTTGCCATTCTGGGTTGCTCGCTAATTTCTTCTGCATCTTATCTGATACACCGGCACCAAAGTCTGACACACTTTCAAACCCTAGCCTGTTACCAAGCTTTTCTAGTAAGCTGCCATAAATACTTGCGCTTTGTGTTGCCTTGCCTTTAAACCCCTCTCCTATCTGACCAATAGCACCGGGCTCAACATAGTCCGCGCGGATAGGTCTTGCGCTACTAGCAATATCAGTCTGCCTTCTTTCGTTTCCTAACTGATAAGCAGATTTTTGGTTATTCCAATCCTTAATTACCTGAGGTTCCTCAAATGGCTCATCAATAACGTTATTAATTTTCTTTTTAGCTGAATCTAAAATTAAAGAAAAATTTGTCATAGTTATTTTTTTAATTTTTTAAGCTCATCTTCATTCAAAGCTCCCTCAGGTAATTGGTAGCCAGGTCCACTTGATCCACCTGGCAATAAATTGCTAACCAATGTACCTATATATCCCTTTTTAGTTTCCCCATAAGTTGTATCAATTTCTCCAAAAAAATTAGGATACCTTTCTTTCAGTTCTTCTTTTAAATTTTCAATATATTTTCTATCACCACTACTTAAAAGTTTAAGCTGATCTTCTGGGAGGGCTTTTATAATATCCTCATTCTCAAATACTTTTCTTAAAATCTTATCTATCTTTATACTACCACCGGTTATCAGATAGAAATCTTTTATTGTTTCAGCTAGATCATTATCATTTTCAGCAAGAGAGTCTGGAAAATTTTCAAGATAACTTGACGCGATAATCTGAGCAAATTCAGTAACCCTATTTTTTATAGTCGAATTTGAATCGTCAACAGTCGAACTTATTTTTTTCATGATTGATCTATAATCAACCATCTCACCATTTTCAACTTGTTCAGTCACATCATTCAAATAAGTATCATAAACTCTTTTTTCAAAATCACCTTTTAATTCCCCCCTTCTCTTTACCAGTTCACCATTAGCACCAGTACCATAGCCATAATCAAAAGTTTATTAAACTTTGGGTTAACCCTTCTAGCGCCAAGCACCTGGCTACCCCTCATAAATTCCTCACGATCTGTCTCTGATACACCTTGATTTGGATTGTTTGGAGAAGAGTGAATGATCGTACCGTTTTCAGTAAACATACCAACATGAGTTGGTTGCCCTTCCGGCATAGTTCCATTCTGCACCCTGAAATCCATTGGGCTCCTCAAGAAAACGAGGTCTCCGGGCTGTAAATTGTTCATGTCTACCTGGACACCCTTATCGCTATTAAATTGCGCTGCAGCGTTGTGTGGGACATCTACGCCATACATAGTCTTCCATGCTTGCTGGGTAAGTCCGGAACAATCAGTCTTGGCAGGTGAATTACCACCAAACGAATATTGAGCCTTTCTGAATGGTCGCGTGGAACCAAGCGCTGTTTTAGGATTGTAATAAATATCAGTCTGCCCTCTTAAGGCGCTAGAGTCACCACCGTCTCTATCAATTTGCTCAATCGTATTCCATAAACTTGTCTGTGCCTGCTGATGCTCTTCCTGAGCATCATAAAGCTGCTTAGACACGTTAAACGCATCTTTATAGCTTCCCATGCCCGAAGTAACGTTATCCTGCGCTAAACGCAAGCTGGTGTTTAATTGCTGGATGTTAATTCCCATGTCATCAATAGTAGCTTTATATTCCCTCATCTGCCCCTGCCATGTTTCTTCAAGCATATTGATTTCATTGTCTATGCTTCCGACCTCACCATTAATAAGTTTCTCAATCGTAACAGCATCGAGCCCCTGAGCTTTGTACTTTTCGATTAACTTGGGCCGGACCATGTACTTCTGATTGTTCAATTTAGCTATTGCAGATCCGAACTGTTTATTCGCAACATATTTATCTTCATTGTTTCTGAACGCTCTCATTTCCGAATAGACAGCATTGAGCTCATTCGAATATAAATCAATACCAGCGTTTCTTCTTAATGCTGAATATTCTGATAAAAAGTTATCAGGTGTAAATCCAGATCCATATCTCTGGTCAGGCGGTGTGTACTCATAAAGAGGCTGAGAAGGCCCACCGGTACCATTCGGAGAAACCGGTTGATTGTTTGCGGGAGCACCTGTGTTTTGCTGGTCCTTAAACTTACCAGCTATAGCGGAAGCGGTCTGATAAATTCTATTCTTATCAAGACCTAATGCCTTACCGGTATTCTTTACTTGTTCGAATATCCCCTTCAAAGAATCTGTTAAACCGGTCCCGGCAGTTCCGCTAGGGGTGGCTGGACCTCCTATACTTTTTAAATCTTGTGGCATATCAATAAGGTTTAATGATTAATAAGAAACTAATGGATTTGTTCCATATTTTTTAAGCTGGTTCTGAGTATAAGTGCTTTTCTCCTCAGCCTTTCTCGCGGCTACCAATCCTGCTTTCAATCTCTTTTTGTTTAAATCGGTTTGCTCAAGATCAGCAGTCTTCTCAAGTTTTTTAGCTTTCAATGATAACTCCTGTTGTTTTTTGAAGGCATCGTAACCGGCGGTGATCCCCTCAAACCCTCGCTTCTTTGCAGTTGTATCACCCTCAACACCTCTTGTGTACTGAGTCTCAATGTTCTCACGAATAGGCGTTGTATCCTCACGGATGCCACGAATAGCAGCACCAGATCCAAGACCGAGTTTTATTCCGCGATCAATGTAACCGGTAGAAGCAGAAGCAACAGCTTTGGCAAAAGCCTGGTCTGTTTCCGCGATAGCTTTCGCTCTATCGGTTTTTGCGTAATCTATGAAGCGATCATAGTCTTCCTGAATATACCTCTCACCTCTTGCCTTCCCTTCTGATTCTATCTTTTGTTCGGCGGTCTGCTTCTCCTGGAATAAACCAAAGACCTCATTAATGCTGTCCTTAATCTTTTTATAATCATCACCAATTTGCTGTTCAGCTAAGGCGTCCCACTGACTTGTAATAGTTTCTCTTTCAGCATCCGGCAAACCATCCAAGTAATCATTGAACGTAACAAACTCGTCCCAACTAGGATCAGTTGAATCATCCACCGCAGGAATATCACCATCACCCGTAGTACTACCATCAGATGCGGATGGTTCTTTCGTAGACCAGTAACCGGTTCCAGGAGTTTCGCTACTCTCTGTCCAGTATTTAGTTTTGCCGTCCATTTCTTTTGATGTACCTACTTCGACACCACCTATGGTCTGCGGAGCCTCAGCCTGGGCTTTATTATAATTTAGCTGCTCTTGTTTGGCGTAATTTCCAGTGTTAATAAATTGGTTAACACGACTTTTCAGAGCATCCCTTACGTCACTTCTACTATAATTTTTATTATTCCCACCAGTTACTTCATTAAAAACCTTATGCACTTCTTGTACAATTGGGCTACTTCTAGCAACAAATCTTTCAAGCTTTGCCTGATCCTCTTCACTAAACTTCGCCATGTTTATCCCCCTTTTAAAAGAATAGTCAGCTCTTGGATCTGATCCAATATCAGCAGGCAATCCCCAATACTGATTATACCATTGAGTACCAGCACCTCCTCCGGCCATATTTATTACCCCCTGTAGAGTCTGATCTAAATCCGTTGTACGCTCTTTTCCATTAATATCCCACCAAGTTACTGTCCCTAGTTTATCCGGAGTGACAGCAGCCAATTCTTCTTGTTTTTTTAGCTGATCATATTGTTGTCTATCTGAAAAATTCTGATATTCCTCAAAGCTTAAACCACCGGTACCAGTACCAGCTTGAAGTTGATTAATTTGAGCAGGGGTAAGATTTTGTTGTGCGGAAGCAATATCAAATGGCTTTTTATATGCACCATTCGATGCAATATCCTTAGAAAGACTATCTCCAAAAGTTATATCTCCGCCAGCAGGCCTTCCGGCTGCCACCCAAGCATTAACGTCCCCTTTGAATCCAGCCCTTTGTGCTGATAGAAATGTTTTCGCCATAGTAACTATGTTATAAATTATTTTGAGTTTTTAGCCATAAAAACTACAGATAGCCTGTCCATCTGTGCTGTCTGTGGTTACCCTAATAGTGGAACCAGAAAATGCTACGTTCGTATATTTTTCATTATTTATATTCCCAACTTCTTGAAATTTTGCTTGTATGTTTCCGTTTCTACGTATTGTCACTTGTCCTATACCATTTATTCCAATTGCAACTATTGGTGATTGCATTTCACAGATAGCTTTTTCAGTACCAGTTGGATAGTTATATATTTCATCTTTAACTACAGCCCTAGTGCCCAAAAAGCAAAGACCCTTTAGATCAATTAACAATTTTGTTGCTGACAAAGCCTTACCTACAATCCTACTATATGTCCCTGGCGTAGTAGAAATTTCACCAGATGTGTTAGAAAGCCAATAGGTTTCTCCGGGGGTTAATCCAGTTGTAGTCAAAACCGCTCCAGATGTTAAAATTGGGCTCGTATCTGCTGCATCACCTCCTGTGGCCAAAAATCCCGACATCATTCTTCCAGACTGGGCGTAAGAAGATGTGGACTTATAAATCTTTCCATCGTTCTTCATGTACACAATATTGTCTAAATACGGGAAAAGACCTCCAGCATCTTCAAGAGAAGCAACACCGGTGCCACCACCAAAACCTGTACTAAGTCTTAAGCCATTTTCTATAAAATATTTTGAATCATCACTGTCCATTATCATACTTATTGTCACCCATCCAGCCGATGCAATTGAAGAAGACCCCATACTTGTAAAAGTATATGCTGCCTGACTATTCCATGTAATTGTACTTGCATCCCATGAATCTTTTATTATATATGCCGTAGCAATATTCCCAGATCTCGCTGTTTCATTTCTAAAAACAAAATCAGCACTTATTACCTCTATTAATTCACCAGCATTAAGTCCTAATTCTGCTTCTAAATCCCATGAAAAATAAGAATATTTTTTATTTGAACTTTGGTTACCAATAAGTAATGGATCAGTCGAGGAGTAATTTGTTGTCGGATTTGTCTCATCAACATAGGTATCCGTATCAGCATCTATCGTAGAACCATGAGCCACATATTTCCCGAAAGAAATTGCCTCTCCGGCAGCTATCGTTTCTCCGAGTTCAAATACACCAATCGTATCAGAGCCTCCTAGCTTAAGATTCGTCTGTATGTTCATCGTCTCCACATCATCCGCGTAAATTTTTCCACCTAGAGTCGCTCTAAAAGGAGCTGTGGCACGATTGGCAAAGTTGGCCCCAGCCCAGATAGCGATATCGGTAGAAGCATTCCCAGAATTTAATCCCGCTAAATTTGCCCCAGATCCAACCGCAATATGAGCAGCGTTTGCTGCACCTGAAACCAATGTTAAATTAGTGGCCGAAATAGAAGCGGCCCCTATACTAAAAGCCCCTATCGTAGCACTACCGGCTCCTATAGAACCAGCCGTAATCGTACCCAAATTAGCTGTAATTGCTGAAAGCTGGCTGACGTTCATCTCCGTGGCCGTAATCGTGTTTGCGGCTATCTCTGTAGCTGTGATAGTCCCGGCCGCTATCTCTGTAGCTGTGATAGTACCAACGGCTATCTCGGTTGCCGTAATCGTATTCGCAACAATCTCATTAGCCGTGATTGTATTGGCTGCAATTGAATCAGCAGTAAACAGTTTGTTAAAGCCTCCGGAACCACCAAACACTTGATACTCAGCATCCTTACCAGCCACGACATTTTCTGCTACGGCTATCAAAATCTTTCCGGACCCAACCGCATCGGATGGAGTTGTAGAAATCTGTAAAACAGTAATCGAAATGGCTGTATCGAGATAGATATAAGTTCTAGCTGATATATCCCCGGTATTCCCGGAATTTATTATGTAAGTCGTACCATCCAAAAGCGTGATCGTTCCACTTGTCCATGCGACAGTATCCTCGTCCGTTGCACTGAAGGCCATATCTTGTTGCCAGCCCTGAATTGCAATCTCTGTGCCTGCTTGTAAGCCGTTTAAAATAACATTGGTGGTAAATTCAGCATGTTTACCCTTAACATAACCAGTAGGAAGAACATAAAAATTTGCATTTTCAATATCAGCATTTCTATCGGCAACATTACAACCTGCCCACTGAACACCAGTATTATCAACGTGCCATGAATTAGCAGAAGTTTTATCCGGGATATGAATAGACCCGGCAACAAATTCCTCAATATAAGAAAGAACCCAATCCTTACCATCGAATATCTTAAAAATCAAAGTAGTCGGGTCAAACCACCCTTGTCCTTTTCTTGGCACCCTCGGCTCATCTATGGATACGATAATATTCTCAAGGGTTAGCTTAAGATTATCAAAGTCGCGCCTTACCGCAGCCGAATTGGAAAGAGAGGGTGTATCACTCACGTTGATCTAAATGGTAATGAACTAATAATTTAATAATTTCACCTTGAGTTTTATCGACATCATCTGAACGGGTTATTTTAAATGCTATTGTTTTTCCACGTTTATACAAATTAAATTCTACCTTCTCCCTGCCCTGCGCTACTCGAGTTAAAGTACCTGCCCCATCTACTGTCGTATTAGCCATGGCCTCAGTGAAAACAATCACATCACCATCGAGATCCTTATCAATCCACTCAAATACAACCACACCGGATCCATTCTTGTAAGCAAAAATATTAGCCGATTCAGAACTGACGTTTACCGCATCCATAATATTGTTAGCTGTCTCATCAGCGGTAGCTCCTATATTAAACTCATCAGTAGAAGCACCGGAAGCAACCGCGGTAATGGTAGTCGCATTTAAAACAAAAGACTCAGCAGCCGTAGGGAGGCCGGTTAGTGTCATAGTTCCTTTGGCCGGATAAATATCAACGCTACTCTTTGTATTGAACGTGCCCAAAGTATCCCAAGCGCTATCTACATCCAAACGGTATTCAACCGTATAGGTAATAGCCACCGTGGACCTTTTCGCGACAACGAAAACCTTATCAAACTCCTTATCAATATCGACAAAAGTTGAATACTGAGAACTAAAATCATCATCGCGCGTCTGGACAACAAGATCAATATCCGTACCATCATCATCACCCCCTAGAAACGCTGTATAAACATAATTATTAGCTCCGAGGTCAACAGTACCGAAAGATAAATTGCCAGCAAGTATAGCGCAAATATTAGCAGGCCACCCCTTGAGCCTATCCCATATCTGAGAATCAGGATCAGGATTAGCAAAATCGGACCGTAATATATCATATCTATAAGTATAATAAGTACCGCTGTCTGCTATGAATAAATAATAATAATTATCGTAAACCATACCACAAGCCGCTTGTAATTCTGCGGCACTATGTTCATCCAACCAGTCCTTAATATTTTCAGAGATAGGAGTTACAGCAGCGGTAATATCGTATTCATAACGATTCACTACTTCTACACCGCGTTCTGATAAAAAGAATTGCATTTCGGCACCGGTAGCAAGAGAATTTTTAGCATAAAGACCGACGCTCTTTGATCGTTCTTTTATTCCATAAACCCCATTGTTACCACTGATAACAGCAAATGAATTCTTTTTATAAACTATAAGTTGTTCACCTAGCCCTTGCACCCTTCTTATATTTCCATCACCTTTCACATAAGGTACAAGGTTTGTTTGGGAGAATTGATCACCAATAACTTCATCGGAGAAATAAACATTATTTCCTTCCGCGCCCCACAACCGATCATCATGAACTTCAATATCATCAAAGTTTTTTGGAACCGTTAAATTAGAGGAAGAGGTACCATTGTATTTGAAAGTTGTATCGGTACCATTGGTCACTACAGCCTGGTCAGCTATCGTAAATATCTCATAAGTAGTAGTGGCATCAGGAGCAGTGTCGAATGGCTCTTTAACGTAAAGTTTTGTAGCATCGTTCGCAACGATCAACTTACTTTGCCCGGCACCGGTACCCGTAAGAAGTTTCACCGCATACCCAATGTAAGCATCGACAGTCCATGATTTACCGGTATCAATCAAGGTACGCGTTGTGCTATCAGCGGTAGCCGTACCGGTTATAGAGGCAGTTGCGCTAATACAAGGAAAAGACTTGATATAGGTATCAAGCGTGGTGGTAAGCGCCGTCTTATCTGTATTGCTCCACGCGACATCCCCATCGGTATAATTCCACTTCTTTAAAATTCGCGCGCATACAGCAAAAAAATAAGTCTTATCTAAAGCTTCTGCTTCAGCGAGGCCGGTTACCTTTACCGCGCCTATTGATCCACCCTTCTTTGTTATCCCCTTTCTAGCCTTAAATCCAAAACGATCAAAAACCGCATTTTGAGCGTCTCTTAACTGTTTAATCTCCGTTGGATCTCCGCGAGTACAAACACCAAGTCTGAATACATCATACAATTTAGTTTTTGGCTGTTTTCGTGGAGATAATCTTGGAACATTTAACATTGAAAATTAGGGATTAGACCAAGTAAACCTTGAGCGCCTTTCTGACTCAGCATCACCGAAAGATTCTTCCTCATTGAACGTAATAAATTCTGAAATATATTCCTGTAAACGAGCAGTATAAAGCTGAAGAGCGTTACCGGCATCACTCCACCTTCTTTTATCCTGGTAATATTGATACTGGGACCATAACAAACCAATTCTCTGGCCATCTTCATCCGGAACATCTATTTCTTCACCACTTGTACCATCAAGATCATCTGATAATGCTACATAGTAAACGTAAATATTCTCAGAAAGAAGCGGCTTAATACCAATCTGTCGACCATGACCAGCAGCAGAAGTTCTACCTTTAAAATACCAGTAGATAGGAGTTCCACCACCGATATCGTCTGTGAGCGTGTTACGCTTCCTTAGAGGCAGTGTAACCTCATTTGAGTCTTGTACTTCCATCATGTACAGAAAATCGCTAGGAAGGGCTCCTATGCCGCTTGTAAGCGAAATCGTTGTTTTAACACTTTCAAAGAACGTTGGGTGTTGCTGAACAATATCTCTTCTTACTTTATGATAACCGATATTAGCATACTTACCCTGGTTGGATGCACTAACGGAAGAATCGTCCACCATTCTTATTAGCTCTGATTTTAAATCTGTAAATTCTAGCATTATTAAATTAGTTTTTACGTTTTAATAACTCCTTAATATCTCCCGCCATTTCCAATTGACCATTTTTTAATTCACCAATATCTTCTTTTAATTCTATATATTGCATTTTAAGAACTGGAACGACTTCAATTTTTTTCTCAATAGAAATAATTGACAGCTTATTATCTCCAATATCTTTTTCATTGGCCAAAACTTTTGATTCCCAATTACCGGCCAGGCGCCCGGTAGCTAGAGCCCATACTACCAATGCAATTAAAGTCGCAATACCAATATGGATTGAGTAATCTTTTAAAGTTTTGATCATGATCCTGAATTTAATTTTTTAGTAATCTCATTAAGGACATAAATTACAAAAACGGACACACCTTCACCTAATTGAAGGTCCGGTAAAATATCTGTCAAATAACCTGTAAACAAAAGTAATGATGCTAGCCCAAATCTCCAATAGAAAGATTTAGCCCTCTTTCCGGTGAAGATCGTTTTAAAAATGAATGTTAGAGTTTCCATAACAAATAAGTTATTGAAGTAATTTTATAATTTCCTGACGCAGTTCTTTTTTAGTCATTGGCCCATTTATTTTAATCTTTTTTTCTTTTGTTTCTTTTTTCACTACAGCGTCTAAAATTGGCAAATTATTTACATCGAAATCATACCCCTTCTCCTTGTCGTTAAAATCTTCTAGCAATCCAGATTTTACCAGAGAATATTCTTCGACAGATAAGCAGTAACGTTCACTCTTAATATCAAGAGCACTTTTTCCTACTAAACATTCTTTCTCTACTACCTCAGGCTCTTGATCAATTGTTAATGGAGCGCCGTATGAAACTATCGACAAACTAATAACAGCTATGGTAGCAGAAACCCCTAAGCCTATGAGAATTGATTTGTAATTTGGCATATTAAAGACGGTTTGTGTTAACTGGAATTATTTGAGCTTGTGTTCCCGTTGGGGAAGCTTCGACTAGAGCGTCCGTTGCATCATCTGTCTGACTTTGCATAAACAGCCCCAGAATCAGCAATAGGAGTAGGAGTGGTTATTTCAGATAAGAAAAGAACGCCATTTGTTGCAGCTTCACCCAATCCTTGTCCAAGTTGAACTGCATAAGCGGCAGTCGTAATAATCGCAAATAAAACGATTGCCGATAATGTTTTTAGAAATTTATTCATAGATAGTTTTAGTTAGATTATTTTAATTATCGCTACGAGAACGTTCATACCAATTATCATCCCCGGAATCGTATTGGAGAGTGATTGTGTCCCCAAGCCCTAAAGTAAAATCATTTCCACCAGAAAGCTGTAATCCAGTATTCGCCAATTGGGCTTCATCTTGAAGTTTAACTGTATTTGTATCATTGGTACCCTGAATAGTAACAATGGTTCCATCGCTAGCTGGATCAACGATTGTTGGTGTTCCGGTTAATGTAACCGCGCCACCGTTACCAACAACGCGCATATTCTCGTTTGTGACAGTGATTTGGGTAGCTGCCAATAGGGAGGTATCCCCTGATGGTTCAACCACAAGAATTTGGTTTATTTCAAATTCATCATCGCTTGTTACTGTGGCGATTGCTGTAGTTCCGTCTTGTTCAGCGAAGATCACATTACCATCAGCACCACCACCGGATTGAGTTCCTCCATAAAGTACAACATCACCACCGGCTTGAGCTGAACCACCAGTGATAGCATCCCCACCAATCATATGCACATCAAATCCATCACCGGGAGCCACTGCTATTGCTGTTATTTTATTATCTCCTGCTACTGAACCGAAATCAAAATCCCAATCATCAGAAGTATGAAGTGAGCCAAACGCAACCGTAGATTCTGAACCGCCATTGTCTACATAATCAGCAATATAACCTGTAATATAAGTAGAAGCTGCATCGCTTGCGTGTCCCTCTACTGTAGCTGAATATGAAGACATCAAGTTTCCTGCGGTGGTCAACCCCGTGGAGTGTGTATCGTTTAACTGTGTTGTTCCAGCGGTTACATTGCCGCCGTAATAAGCTGTATTAATCAAAGCTCTAGTTCCACCCGCTGAAGGTGCACCACTGCCACCGTGATTAAATGCTACTGTATCGGTAGTAGGAGTTGTTAATTCGTTCACAACAACCTTTCCAAGTTCGCTTACAGTAAACACATCATTAGCCCCAGAAGTTGCTTTGAAGTGATAAATCTCATCCGCCCCAGTAGTGTCAGTCAAAGTCATCTTTGACCAGTTGTTTACATAAACATCTGAACCACCAGCCACATTTGGATCGTTGATTGTTCTTTCTGTTATAAAGCCAAAACTTTCAGTTTGAGTGTTTGTAATTGCCTGTGGTCTAACCGCTACACCATTATTTTTAATCGCTACTGCTGAACCTGATGCTCCAAGATGAGGAGCGCCGGAAAGTACCAAGTTACTATCATATGTAATCGATCCCCATACGTTATTTGTCACATCGGGGTCTTCGGTTACACCGGAAGCAATAACAAGCGTATTTGTTGACTGTGCCGCTATTTTATAATTATTTGTGGTTGAACCATTATCAAACAATATCATCTTACCAGTTGTATCTGATGAAACTCTTAAAGTCTTAACGTCCTGGGAAGTGCTTAGTGAAATGGCACCTGATGTTGCTCCTGTATTACCAAGCACAAAGTTTCGATTATCGTCCATCTGGAGTGTGCTGCTAAATGTAGCTGCTGCTGTAAATTGTACTTGTGAACTTGTTGCTAATCCTTGCACATTGAATGCTTCTCTAAGAGTTCCTCCACCAACTATTTCAAACTTTAATTTACCATCAAGGTCTGAATTGTCTGGATCTTTAATCTCTGCCGTAAATCTTCCGTAGTTTTTTCTTGCTCCCAAATCATCATTACTATCAAATGTCATTACCATGATGTCGTCATCTGCCGCTGGAGACGCTGTGTCTTTGAAGAAAGTTAAAGTCGCACCTACCGCATCATCGGTCTCTTTTAAAATCGTAATATCCCCTAGCGACCCACCACCACCCAATGAGAGTGAACCAGTTGTGGCTATATTTGCACTTCCAAAATTCCACGTTCCGGCAGGATCATTGAAAATAATATCCCCTTCATGTCCACGGTAATCAGCAGTGGTTACAACGACGTTTGAAGCATCGGCCAAATCATAACCATAATCAACCGTGGCCGCGCGCACCGCGAAGGCAGAGCCGGCAGCTTTTGGATAAAGAACCACTCCGTTTGTTAATTTCTGATCTGTACTTGAATGTGTATGCAATGAAGCGATTGAGCTTTCACCGCCACTAGCCATCGCGGAAAGCTGTTTGTAAAAAATAGCCAGTCCGGTATTTTCACCACCATCATGATCTACCGTAGCATCCGCATCATAATTTTTAACAGTCAAACCAGCGGTGGTGCCGGTATATGTAGCACCGGCCCCGAGTGTTGTTTTAATTAAATGTCCGGCACTTGCCCCAGCGGGAAGGTCAGTTGAATCTCCAATACTAAGTTCAGAACTAGCGATTACACCTTCCGTAAGAGTAAAATTCGGAGCAGTAATATCAGCTCCGGATCCAGCATTTGTAATCTCAAAAACACCCTGCGTATCAGTAGCATTGACTTGGGCGAACGTAGCCAGCTTGGCCGATCCAACCTCAGCCAAATTTCTAGTCACCCATAAACCATAGCCATCGGCAATATCTTGTTCGATTTTTGCACCATATTTTCCAAGTATAGATAAAGCATCCGTAGCAGTACCCTGCGAATCAATAACGACAGCATTCGGATTATTGGTGACATCATTCATGGTTACGGTGATACCAGTCTGATTATCACCATCGGCAACCGTAATATTTATATTACCAACATTATCAATATCATACCCGTCCATATCAAAATCACTGAATGCCGTACCACCGAATGTAAAAAGCCCGGAAACATTTAAGTCAACAGTTTCCATATTCGCCCATCCAGTAAGTTCATCACGCGCAGAGGCCGGAACTAAATCCGTTAACCCGCTAGGCTTAACAAATTGAGCAGAATTTAAACCACCCCCAGAAACACCAGCCAAAGCAAAGTTTGGTAAGAGTAAAATTAATGTTAGTAAGGAATAAAAGAATTTTTTAAACATAATATTTCAAATTATAAAATTATTGGCACAAAAACGTTACTCCATCACCATTTATTTCTGAGTCGATATAAATATTTGCCAAATCACCTGAGTGGGCAAAGTGATACGCATTAGCAGGCAGTATTAAAACACCCTGCCGAGTAGCAGGATCCTCAACGACAGTAGATCCACCAATAACAATATCACCTGTATTATCCTCTTCCGCCTGGATGCTACATTCATCGAAAGTAGTAGCAGTGGCGGCAAGCGCGACAGCGGTTCCGGCAGTTGTTACAACCTTTCTTCCATCAGTATAAGTGACAGAAGATGGCGCGACACTGGAGGTGGATACTCGAACAGCAACCTTACCGGTGGCGAGTTCAACGAATTTATCATACTCGCGCTGATTAATGTCCATTGGCAGGGCAGCATAAGCGATACTACTAAAAATAACCGCAAATAAAGCGGCGAAAGCGAATACTGAGAAGGTATATTTTTTCATGATTAAGATAGTTTTATTAAATAAATACCCGGCGTTCCGGGATCATGCGGGAATTTTTAATTTGTTCAGTAAATCCACGAAGGGCACCACTATAAGATTCAACTCTTTGTTTTTCTCTATTTTTCTCAACGACACCTTTATTATTTTCATCAATGGCGTTGATCCTATTGGCATTTACATGCGCGATATGTCTTTTATCCATAATGTGATTAATAAGTTATTTCGAGAGCCGGAGATTCCCGTAACCGGCTCCCGTTTAACTCATTAAGCAGCAGTAACATAAGCTTCTGGATCGATTTTGCGATAACGCATAACCCATTCAATAGCACCAGTGTTAGTAGCAGCACAATCAATATCAAGTGTCCCTTTCTGTAAAAGGAAGGAAGTAGCTTGTATTGCTAGTGGCACACCAGCAGCAGTGTTAATAAGGGCATTACCGAATGTTCCAGAGATGCTGTACCGACTTGCGGCAGCATCAGCAGAAATATTAAGAGCAGCACATACATCGGTATCAGAACCAGATGCAGGATTTGCAATTAATTTTGTATCGTTAGCTTGAGTTTGAATAACAGTAGTAACCTTACCAACTATATCAATTAGCTCGATTTTACCACCGTTAATGTCAAAGAGTGCAGCTTGCGTACTAGCAGGAAGAGTTCCTGCTGGACGTACAACAGTCAAGATGTCACCATCTTTTTCGTTGTAGTGCTGATCTCCTGCCGGGATTGTGTTTAAATTATCTCCCATTGAAGTCATAACATTTTAAATTAGTGGATAAAATTAAGATACAGTTTTGTTTGTAAGAGCTGAAGAAGAACGAGGATTGAAACATACCAGATTCCCCATTCCGATCAAAGCAGCTTGATACTGAGTAGAGACACCTTGTCCAGTAGAAGCAGGAAGGATTTTCATGATTCCTTCACCTTCATTAAGCCAACTGATAGGTTCAAGTTGAGCCATTTTGAAATCTTGTTCTGTAAGACAATACATTTCAGTAAGAGGAAGGTGATAGTTGATAGCCATTGGAATTTCTCGGCTACCAGCAGCAACAGCAAGACCAGACCATCCACCAGTAAGAGAGATAGAATTAACTACTCTTTTAAGAGATGTAAGGTATCCAGCATATTTGTTCTGAAGATCTTGAGAAGTAACAATGAAATTAGGTGATCCAAAACGATCAGCCATTTGCACCATTGTAGTAACGTGATTCATTTGAAGAGTAGCGGCTGTGTTTTCTACATAAGAAGTAGTCCATCCAGCACCAGCGCGAGTAACACCCTGCCACGCAGAAGTGTAATCAGTATTGTCAATCAAACCAGCAATACCCATAATTTCATAAAAGGTAGTAGTAGTGTGACAGTTTTTACGAACAACTCGATCATCAACAGCTACGGTCAAAGAAGAAATAGTAGCTTGGTTGTTGAAATAATCAACATCAGTAGTAGTAGAACTATCAGCAGATCCACCAGTGATATTAGATTTTGTGTCAATCTCATATTCTTCATCTAGCACAAGTCCGTGAGCGTTATCTACAGTAAGAGTAGTAACAGTCCCAGCAGTTGCAACGTAAGTAATTACACCTTCACCAAAAGTAGTCATTTGGCGATCTAAATCTTTAGCAAGTTGACTCATAGCCTCTTCACCGTATTGAGATACAAGAGATGCAAGAGAGCCAGGCTGTCCTTTACAAGCCTTCATAGCTTGCCATGTTAGTTTATGAGAAGCTACATAAGTCTTAGCAGCTACATTCATTTGGTCGTAGGTAGGAGCACCAGAAGCAACATCGCCACCTTCGGCTTGTGTTGAAACTCCGGCATGTGCACCTACTACAGAAGAGAAATAAATTGTGTTGTTGTTGAACCGTACTTTTTTCCCACTCTGAGAGAAACGATCAAAGAGCATTGTTTCTTTAGGAAGGAAATTGCGGATTTGAGGAAGAATGTCTTTTTCCAAAATATCCGCTACGGCTGATAAAGTTCCGTCGGCCATAATATTTTATATTAGTAATTAAATTAGTATCCTTGATTTGCCAGTTTTTCCGATCCGCGATCCGCAGCTTGCTGGAAGGCTTGGCTTCTATTAGCAGGCTGGTTATCAGATAGGTCAGGAGAGGCCGGTCTACCACCAGAATCAATTACTGATTTTGGTTTTCGAGAAGCTCGATAATTGATAAGCTTATCTTTATGGAGTAGGAAGAAAGCATCCTCAGGATCTTTAAGACCCTTTTTATCCATAAATTTATCTAGCTCATCAAAGTCGAACTTTGGCTTACCGTTTTCACCATCCCATTCTGTTACCATTTTACCTTTCCACGCATCTAAATGCTGGATATTGATAGCATCATCTACCATCTGTTTAGCTTGATCTTGAGTAACTAATCCCTCTTTAGGCATTAATTTTTCAAAAATAGGCTTCAAGTCAGATGCCATTTTCTGCTGATCGGCAGGTAAAGACTTAATCGCGTCATCGAGAGGACTAACTTCCTCTTTTGCACCGTTTGCTTGTAATGCGCCCATGAAAGCACTTGCTATATCTGATCCGACTTGTTTGGTATCTATTTCTGCCGGCGCAGATACTGGGGCACTAGGTTCTTGTGGAGCTATAGGTTCAGCTCCGCCCGCAGGAGCAGCGGGTTCGCCTGAAAAACCGCTGCTTAATTCATTATTAAGTGCGGCATCGTCTTGGGTGTTCATAATTGTGTAGTTATTTTATAAAACGAATAATAGACAAATTGTCTGCTGTTCGCTTTATATCTCCTCCTATAATGATAATGATCATTTGCTAAATAACTATTAGCATAAAACTAAAAACTAAGCAAGTGGATTCGATTGTGGTGGAGGCCCAGCGGCGGGTCCGGCAGGTTGCGGAGGCCCGGCAGCAACTTGTGGCCCGGCAGCATTCTGAATATATGCCTCAGTCTGTTTCATGTGTTCAGCTACTATTTGAGCTACCTGCTCATTTTTTGCATCACTCGCGCTACTTAATAAAGCAGAATGTATCATCATGTGCGTATCGTGATCCTCACCTTCCTGCGGAGCAACAGATACGCCTTTTGCCATCTTTAAATTCTCACCTTCCGCGATAGCAAGATCCGGATTATTAATCTTATTCTCCTCTTTTTCTTTTTCCAGTTTGTCCAAAAGTTCGCGGGTATTTCCAATCTTATAAGTTTCAAGGACAGTTTCTTTAGGAAGAACCCCAAGCTGGAATAGCTCCACGGCGTCCTGACGTTGCTGTAGATCGCTGAAAGCGTCACCTGGTACTATCTCAACCTCAATCTTCTTAAAAGACTTTAAACGGACAGTATCGTCACTATCCTGAGCTAATCCATTCTCAATAGCACGATCACCTACAATTTGTTTCTCGAATTTCTTCTCTCCATCTTCTTCGAAAACCATCTTTCGAACATCGGTATAATTCTCGGAAGCAAACTCAAGGATTCTTTCGAATAAATCCTCGAGGAAAATCTTTAAATTTTGTAGTGGCTCATTAACATTATTCACATTAGCTGCTTGCAATTGTGCAATAGCTACCCCGGAGTTAGCAGATCCGGATAAACGACCCTGACTCTCGGAATGAATTGTCTGAGACTCCATGAACCGGATGTTGTTGTTCAAATGTTCGAAGACAGTATTTGGAAGAGCCGGAGGCTGATGGAATTGTGGCGGCTGAGAACCGGTGTATCGAATAACCTGCCCATGGTTATCTGTACGATAACTGAACCGGGCATTAGCCGGGGCCAAAAGTTTCACTTTATGAGTATATTCAATCCATGCCTCAACATTTGATACTGCGTTATTGATAGATTTCTGCGGATCAATCATGTCTGATAGCCAAGCGCGAGTGTAATAAACACCAGGCTGATCTTCCGGACGATAAGCTAGAACATTGTACCTATTACGATCAACAACCTCGTTACGCGCGATAATATCTCCAATCTTAGTAGTCACACGTAATTTCTGCTTACCATCCTCAAAAATCTTTTGCTGCCTCTCAATAACAATAGCCCCCTCAGAAGGTCCGTTCATTTTTTTATCCTCACTGAACTTAAACGTATAATAATCGTTCAAACGATCAGATAAGGAAAATCGACCATCTGGCGGGAGACTCTCAAGTTCCCCGCGCTTGTCCTTATACATCGGATCATTCACAATATGATAAATCGGTTTCTTGAATGACCTAATAAAGAAAGTAGCTGATTCAGGATTACCATCCATCGGAGCATCGGTGAAACAATTAAGAGGATCTTCCACCCAAAATTTCATATCATCCTTTTCGTCGTCCCAATCAAAACACATATACCCAATACCGGTATCAAGTCCATGACTCACAACCTGCTTAACTAGCTGGCCCAGGTTCCAATCCTTCCAAACCTTCTTGATAAAATAATAAGCTGTCTCAATCTCCTCTTCAGTAGCTTCCATATCTCCCCCGCGGACATGCACGCGCGGATCATTCTTAAAAATAAGTGACATGACCCCGCGCTTCTGGGACCGGACATAATTAATAGTCCTTCGCTTGTCTCCTCGCGCGAGTGGAAGTGTCTTAATTACCTGCTCAGATTTCGAATAAACCACATGATGATTACCATCCACAAAATGCTTATTCACATAAGCCTCTATTTCCCACTTCTGTCTGAACTCCTTATCTTTTTTGATCTGTTCATCGATCTCAGTTAAAATCTGCTTCTCTTTCTTTGCTGGCTCAAAGGATTTTTTCAAACCCATAGCATCTTTAGCCCGAGTAAATAATGTATCCGGCATTTTAAAAAAGGTTATTTATTATCTTTAACATTTTTAAGATCATCATCTGTCATATCGCCTGGATCAATATAATCATCGGCATCTTCTACATCGTCACCTTTTACATCGCTGTCTTTCAAATCATCAAATACCTGCATATTTATTTCCTGCCCTTCTTTTTTCATCGTTAAAATAAGACGAATCTTTTCCTCGTTAGCTTTTAACAAATAAATAAGCAAATAAACCATTGCCCCCAATAAAGCAAGGTGTACTAATACGAATGTTATATAAATCGCCATACAAATTTTATTAGAACATAGTTACATTCTATATATCATACTTTTGCTTTTAAGTCAAAAAGGAAAGGGCTGGCAAGCGTAATGACCTACGGGGTGATTATAGCATAAAGTCCACGTCTTGATGGACTATTTCTCTGTACGGGTGTAGTTGAATCCTATTGGTAGTATAAAATCAAATGGTGGTTTATTGTCCCGCTTTGGGACATAATCACCAATTTCTCTAGCGACATTATCAAATACATTATCTAATGAACTTTGCACTGCTGTAAATTGAAAATGGTCTATCGTTTGACGGAGTAGGTCTTTAAATGCTTTGCGTTGTTCTGGATCAGAAAACGTGGCATCTGCTAAGGTAAGAATCTTACCAGTAAAATATTTAAAATCATCTTGGATTAAACTTCCAAGAGTGCATCTGGCCGATGATGTAAGGTCGGTAGCCTCAGTATATGAAGCTTTTTCGTTTTGTGGTTGTGACATAACATAACAATTAAAAAATAAAGACAAGACGTGGACATAACTATTATACCCCAAAAGAACAAAAATCTTAAATCTTTTGGGGAAACCATATAAGCACAAACCGTTATTTACCCCGACAGCTTGTGAGTGCGGTACCCATATTATACTCCAACCCCTAAACAAAGTCATCATCATCAAGAAATTCCTCATCCACGAAGCCGTCATTACCCTGTAACGCACGTTCGCGCACCCCCGGGGGTACAGAGTCCCCAAAGTAATCTACGTTCTTCATACGCTGAATATGACGTTGGACTATACCCTTCACCGAACGGTCCTCTGGTTCAGTGGGAATGGCTGTCTCGGAAAACCTGGACATAATCATGTACCTAAGTGCATCAACCGCGTGGTCATTAATCTTGCACGGCTGATCGGGTGTGTCCGCCTTGAGCGACATCTGGTCCTTCCATTTATAATTACTTATCTCCCATTCCAATTTCGGACAGGCACCCTTAACAATAAAGAGTTTCGGGGCCCCGCGCTTCCCCGTGAAAGGATGAATCCGTTCCGGGTCGAACTTCATGTGCTCCGCCACCCTATTTATCCCCGCATGTACAGCATTCTGTCCCCGCGCAATATTTGTGATCCCATAATCCCCATATTCATCCGCCACGCTATACGCCGCGGGCCTCTTTGGAGACTGGAATATTTTGTCCTGCATGTGCGGGTCACCAATAACAACCATGTCCAAGCTGGGCATCAACTTCTGCTTCTTTATATTCTTAACATGATTACTCACAATCTCATTCGCCTTGTAATATTCCCCGGTCATAAAAACATTACCGTTCGTATCAATCCGCCCCCGGAGCATGACCGTAGGATTGCTCGCCCCGTGATCCATACCAAATATGTAATCCCAATCCTTTGGTACCTTAAACGGCTTTACGATATTATGATCCTCGGAAAATTCCTTATAAATTAAGCCCGCATAAGATAGAAAATCACACTGGTACTCCTGGTTGTATTCATCCTCGGTAATTTCCCTTCGTATCTGCTCGAGCTCATCCGGAAGAATGATCCCGCTTGTGGAGGCTTTTACCAAATAAGACTTCCAACTGGGTCCGTAGTCCCCGGTGAGCGCCTTCATATAATAATCATAGAAAGCATTCTTACCCTTGGGCGTTCCAATCATATCCAGCCAGCCCTGCGTGGTGGAAAGCATGGGCCTACAAATCTTGGTGTACACCTCCGGGTGCTGATCCTGAAACTCATCGAGAATGAGCCCGTTCAGCCCGGCCCCACGGAGAGAGTCCGGATTGTCACTACCTTTCAGCTCGAGCTTTGACTGAGTCTGCACACACGTTACTGATAGCTCATCCTCCCTCAGTTTGAACGTACCTTTTGGGAATTGGCTCGTCATGTACTTAATCATGTCCCAGGCGATCATCTTGGCCTGCCTGTATGTGGGAGCCACCAACCAATACTTGTGGTGAGTATTTTGGAGAATACTAATAAGACACTTTGCACAGCCATATGCCGTCTTCCCGCACCGGCGATGCAGCACAATTACCTTATTCCTGCTCTTATCCCTAAATATTTTCTCCTGAATCCAGTTAAAAGTACGTTTATTGCCGTCTTTGTCCTGGAATAGGTGGATTTGGTTTGTCATATACTATCCTTTAGCTTTGTCAACAACCCCATTTACCTGGGGGTCTGATATTTTTTCGGGGGGCTCTATATTTTCGGGGGGTACGTCGATGATTTTGTTAGGCTCACTTTTTACAGAGGGTGGGACGTTAGATGTTCCACCACCGCCCCCCAATTCCGGGGTCACCCCC